TGGACCCGAATTTCAATTATGAGGCGCTGCCCTTCGCGCCGAAGACCTGGGTGGAAGAGGATCCGGCCCAGCGCTTCATCCTCATGCAGTCCTCGCCGATCGTCATCCCGAGCCGCGTGAATGCCTGCCTCGCGGCGACCGTCTGCGCTGGCACGGTGACCTGATGGACACCGCTGCGGGTGCGAAGCCCAAGGTCAAGCTCGTGGCGGCAACTGTCGCCAAGGGCAAGACGGTCAAGGTCGGAACCGATTACAGAGGCCCGGGCTCGATCGTCGAGCTGCCCGAGGCAGATGTCGCGTTCCTGCGCGAACGCGGTTTCCTCGTCGACCCGGAAGCAGTCGAGCTTCTGGTCGATTCCGGCCCGACCTATGTCAAGCCGGGCGCCCAGCCCGAACCGCGCCGCCTGACGCTGGCCTGATCCATGGCCATCGACTGGGACCGCATGGTCGTGGGGCCATGCGTGTCCGTGTTCGGAGTAGGGGATCGGTCGAACCCGACGCCGATCCCCTATGTCTCGACACAAGACGGCTCCGAGTTCTTCATCAACGGCGTGTTCGACGAGGCCTATCACGAGGTCGGCGTCGATGACGGCATGCCGTTCGCCACCGTCCAGCCGGTGCTGGGTGTCCAGCTTTCATCCTTTCCGTGCGGCATCGTGCCGAAACAGGACGACACGCTGATCCTGCCGGGTGGTAAGCACGTCGTCCGCAACGTCGAGCCTGACAGCCACGGCTGGGCCATCCTGCGTCTCAATCTGCTCGAGGCCGCGCCGTGAGCGCCGGCGAAGCCGGGTCGACCGATCGCGAGGCATTGCGCGCACTGTTCAGGGTTGCCCTGACCCGCACGACCGACGCCGGCCCGCATGTCTATGTCCCCGACGACTGGCCGGTGCAGCGCGTGCAGCTGCCGGCCCTGCTCGTCGATACGGCAGACGAAATGAAGGTCGCCCGGGGACGGATGGGCGGCATACCGCAGTTTTTGACGACGTCGACCATCGCCGTAACGGCCTATGTCCAGGAGACGTCGAAGGAGCGCGCCAAGGCGCGGCTCGACCGACTGACGAAGCAGATCGAGTTTCAGGTCTTCACGTCAAACGACATTATCTGCTCGATCCAGCAATTCAGCCAGGTCCGCTCGACTTACAAGGTGACCGCCGAGGGGCAGCAGCATAACGGCCTGGCGACGCTGCTATTCGAGATGGAATACCCGCAGGAATACTGGCCGGACCCCGGCATCGTCGATCTCACCACCGTCGTCGTGGATATCGACTTGTCCGCTCCGTTCGATGCCACCGGCACCTACACCACAGCCCAGCCCGACTTCAACGCCGATTTCCCGACCGCCGCGAAACCAGCGCCGCGAACCTCAGGCCCCGACGGCCGCGTCGAAGGGCGCCTGGTGATCACCCTGCCTTAAGACGAACCATAGGTGCCCCGATGAAAGTCAAACCGCGCGACGGCTTCAAGATCTATGACCCGGACCGACAGAACTACCTCCCGCCGGAAGGCCGCGAGGTTCCCTACGGTCACCTCTATTGGGCGCGCCTCCTGCGCGACGGCGATGTCGTCGAAGTGTTCGACGAACCGGCAGACGCAGCGCCCCTGTCCGACCCGGCGCCAGCAGCGGGCGCGTCAATCGACGAAGCGCCCCTGCCGCCGAAGCCCGTCAAGCCGGGCCGCGATCCGGTCGCGCTCGCCGGCGACGTCGCCTGATCCATTCAGCCTCCTAGGAGACCATCCAGATGAGCGTCCAGTTCAAGAATATTCCGGCGAACCTGCGGGTGCCGCTGTTTTACGCCGAGCTCGACAATTCGCAGGCGAACACGAATCAACAGACCCAGCGCACTCTGATCATCGGGCAGATCACCAGCGCCGGGCTGGCGCCGCCCAACGTCGCGCTGAAGTCGCAGGGCGTCGGCGATGCCGTCACCCAGGGCGGTGTGGGCTCGATGCTGGCGCTCATGACGCGCGCCTATAACAACGAGGATAATTTCGGCGAAGTCTGGTACGGCCCGCTACAGGACGTGCAGGCCATCGCCGCTTCGGGCACGATCGCCATCGGGACCAACCCGGCCGCGTCCGACACGCTCACCGTGTTCGGCACCCCCATCACCTTCGTCGCCAGCGGCGCGACCGGTAACCAGGTCAATATCGGCGCCAGCGCAACGGCGACCCAAGCGGCGCTTCAGACCTTCCTGGCGGCATCGGCCGACACGAACATTTCGAAGGCGACCTATGTCAACGCCAATGGCGTCATTACCGCGACCGACAAGACGCCGGGCGCGGCGGGCAACTCGCTGACGCTGGCGACCTCGGTCTCCTCGAAGATCACGCTGTCGGGCGCGACACTGTCGGGCGGCCTCAATGGTGGCGCGGCGGCGACCGGCAGCGTGTCATTCACCGGGACCACGACCGCGGCCGGCGTGCTCCATCTCGGTATCGCCCAGTCGAAGGACAGCGGCATCGGCGCGGACCTCGCCGTGATCCTGACGGCTGGCATGAGCGCGACGCAGGTCGCGGCAGCGGTTCAGGCGGCGGTCGCGGCAAATACGAACCTGCCGGTCACCGCGGCGATCGACGGCACGAATGCATTCCAGGTCGATTTCACGGCGGTCAATACCGGGCCGCTCGGCAACGCCATCGACCTGCGCATGAACTATCACGGCAATGCCGGCGGCGAGAAAACGCCGGCCGGGCTCACCGTCACGATTACGCCGATGTCCGGCGGCGCCGGGGTGCCGTCGCTGACCGCCCTGCTTGCCAACCTCGGCGACGAGCCGTTCGATTTCATCGTCTGCCCCTATAACGATAGTGGCTCGCTGACTGCGCTCACGGCCTTCATGAACGACCAGTCGGGCCGTTGGAGTTGGGACAAGCAAATTTACGGCGGTGTCTTCGCGGCGCTCAGCGGCACCCTCGGCGCCCTCACTACGGCGGGCGCCGGGCTCAACGATCAGCATCTGTCGATAATGGGCGTTTACGATTCGCCGACGCCGAGCTGGATCTGGGCGGCGAGCTATGCCGGCGCCGTCGCGGTCAGCCTGCGGGCCGATCCGGCGCGGCCGCTGCATACGCTGGCCATGAGCACGCCGCTGCCGCCGCCGATCCCGTCGCGCTTCACGATCGGCATGCGAAACGGTCTTCTCTTCTCCGGCATCTCGACCTTTACCGTCCAGGCGGGCGGTGTTTGCGCGGTCGAAGGCGCGATTACCACTTACCAGAGCAACGCCTTCGGCCAGCCGGACAATTCCTATCTGTTGGTCGTCACGCTGTTCAATATCGCCAATATCCTGCGACAGCTTTCCGGCGCGGTGACCTCGAAGTTCGCCCGCGTGAAGCTGGCGACCGCGGGGAAACGCATCCAGCCGGGTTCCACCCTGGTGACGCTGTCCAGCATCAAGGCGTCGATCATCTCGCAATATCTCGACCTGGAGGCCGCCGGCTCGGTGCAGGGCTCCGACGAGTTCGCGCAAAACGTCGTGGTTCAGCAGAACGCCACCAATCCGAACCGGGTAGACGTCCTCTATCCCGCCATCCTGATCGACCAGCTCGACATCCTGGCACTGCTTTTCCAGTTCCGCCTGGCGGCCTGACCGGACGCATGATCTCCCAACATCTGAAACGAGGATAAAACGATGGCCTCTCCCAATGGGAACCTGCTCGCCGGTACGGCGAATATCAGCGTCGACGGCACGAACTACCGGCTGGCGGCGGACGCCGCCTACAAGGTGGCGATCGTAAAGCGCGAGACGCTGACCGGTATGGACGGCGTGCACGGCTTCAAGGAAACGCCGATCGCCGGCTTCATCAAACTGAAGTTGCGCGATTCGGGCGACCTAACCGTGGCGGATTTCAACGCCATGACCGATGTCGACGTCGTGCTCGAGCTTGCCAACGGCAAGACCGTCACCGGCTACAGCATGTGGTCGGTCGGCGATGGCGAAGAGGTCGAGGCGACGGAAGCGACCTTCGACGTCCAGTTCGAAAGCAACAACGTCAGCGAAGACTGAGCGCGCCGGCGCGGAACTGCACCCCACGAGTAAAAGGAAATCACGATGGACGTCGAAGAGACCAAGACGATCACCCTCAAAAAGCCGGTCGTTCTGAACGAAAAGACCTACGAGACGTTGGAGTTGCGCGAGCCCACGGGCGACGAGATCGACCAGGCGCAGCGCATAACCGCCAGCCCGATGGCCTGCAACATGGAGCTCATCGCCCGCGTTTCCGGCGCTCCCGTGGCCGTGATCAAGAAGATCGGCGTCAGCCAGATCAACGAGGCGAGCGCGTTCCTCAACACTTTTATGAAAGATGCCCCGGAAACTACCGAGAACTGATCGCCGAGATCACGCGGTGGTTCAACTGGGGGCCGCGTGATGCCTGGGACCTGCCGATTTCCAAGCTGATCTGGTGGACCGAACAGGCCAACCGGATGGCGAAAGCCGAAGCTGAAAGGACGAAATCGCATGGCCGATAACGTCTTCAAGATCACCATCGTCGCCGTCGATAAGGCGACGGCGATCGCGCGCGGCGTCAACCAGGCTTTCGCCAAGTTCACCAAGCCGGTGAACGATCTTCATAAATCGGTTGCCAATCTCGGTCGCGAAACCGGTCTTTTCCGGCTGGCGAAAACGGCCGGCAGCGCGGCGTCGGCCATGGGCGCCGTGGCAAAGCAGGCGACCGCCGTCGCGACGCCGCTTGCCGCCATTGCCGGGATTGGCGTGACGGCGAGCATCGTCGAGATGACCCGCGCCTGGGTCGACCAGGGCGCGGAGATCGCCCGCACCTCCCGGCTGATCGGCGTATATCAGGGCGACCTCCAATCCATGCGGGCGACCGCGCGGCTGTTTGGCGTCGACGCCGGGTCCGCGACAGGCGCGCTTCAGCAATTCGGTAATACTGTCCAGGGGGCGCTTTTCGGACGCAATCAGGAAGCACTGGCGATGCTAAGCGCCCTGCATGTCGGCGTGGTTCGGCTTAAGGATGGCTCGATCGACACGGTCACGATGATGAAGCGCGTTGCGGACTCGGTGCAATTCCAGCGGGCGAACGCCGAGACGAAGCAGTTCATCGCGAGCACGCTGGGTCTAAGCGGCGTCTTGCCGGTAATGCTCAAGGGCTCCGCTGCGATCGATGCCTATCAGAAGGATATGCAGCGTCTGGGCGCTGTCCAGAGCGACGAGCAGATCAGGAAGGCTGAAGAGTTCGCCATAGCGCAACAGCGCCTTGGCATAGCCTTCACAGGTGTCAGCAACACGATCATGTCGCGCGTGATTCCCGTTTTCCAGCCGATCATCGATCACACGACCGAATGGCTGGCGAAGAACCGGGAGTTGATCAGCCAGCGCTTCGAGTATTACGCGCGGCGCATCGCCGACGCGATCGAGCATATCGATTGGGATAAGGTCGACCGAGGCCTGCACGAAGTCGTCAGCGGCGTCAGGTTTGTCGTCGACGCGCTCGGTGGTCTGCGTAACACCGCCATCGTCGTCGGCGTCGCGCTAAACGCCGGTTTGGCCTACAACCTGCTCAGATTGACCGGCCTGCTTGGCAAGTTCGCATGGCAGGCAGGTGGCGTGGCTGCCCGCGGGATCGCGATACTCGCCGCTGGCCTGCCGGGCTTGGCGCTCAAGGCCGGCGTCGCGTTCGAAGGCCTGGCCGGACTGACCGCTGAGCTGCCGCTGGTCGGCGCCGCCATGGAAGGCCTGTCAGGCGTCTTTATCGCTTTCGGCGCCGCGCTCGAGGTGACGCCGATCGGCTGGATCATCACCGGCCTCGCTGCCATCGCCGGCGCGGGCTATCTGGTTTATGAGAATTGGACGCGGCTGAAGACGCTGTTCAAGACAATGTGGAACGTGCCGCTGGTGCGCGGCTACATCTGGGCGACCATGCCGCTCGTCGGCGTCGCGGTCGAGCTGGTCAAGCATTGGACCGCGGTATGGGACACGCTAAAATCGATCGGCCGCTGGCTGGCCGACAGCTGGATCGGCAAGGCGCTGTCCTGGAGCCTGACCGGTGACGTCAACGCCTTCCGGGATGCGCTGTCGAAGGAGCCAGACAAAAAGGAGACGATCGTCGTCGCGGAGTCCCCCGCCACTCGCGGGCATGCTGTCGCGGCTCCGCGTCCGGATTCGACCCATCTACGCACGCCGCAGGAAACTGTTGGCCGGCATTTCCCTGTCAACATCTTCTCGCGCGGCGAGGTCCCCGCAAATGACGTCGCCGGCAGCGCCGCCCCGCGCGGTGTCCGGAACAACAACCCCGGCAATCTGAACTTCGTCGGCCAGGCCGGCGCCGGGACGGATGGGCGGTTTGCGACTTTTCCGAACATGCAGGCTGGAGTGGATGCGCTCAACCGCCAGCTGAAACTCTATGAGAGCCGGGGGATCAACTCGGTCGACGGCATCATCTCCAAGTTCGCCCCCGCGAACGAAAATAACACGGAGACCTACAAGGCTTCGGTGGCAAAGGACCTGCGCGTCGACGCGAAGCAGCCGCTGAAGCTCGACGCGCCCACGCTGGCCAAGCTCGACCGGGCGATCGTCAGCGTCGAAGATGGCCGTCGCTGGGCTGACAAGATTTTCGGCGGGACGCCCTCGGGCGACAGCCTCGCGCGCCGCTTCGGCGCCGTCGCCATCGCCTCGGCGATGTCCATGCCGCCAAGTGTTGCCGCGGCTGCCCCGACGGTTCCGCCGCCGACAATGCCGGCGCTTGCCGCCGCGCCTGTCGCCATCGGGCCGATCCGTTCTGTCGTGCCTCCCGCAGCCGCAGCGCCGCCGGTACCGGCGGCGCCGACGATGCCCGCGGTCGCGCGCGCCGTGCCTCTGGTGGTTGCTCCGACGCTGGCCGCTCAATCACCGGCCGCGCCCGCGGGTGCGGCAATGGCGATTCCCGCGCCGGCGGCTCCGCCAATGCCTGGGCCATATAGTCAACCATCTCCTTCGGCCGCGGCTGCCCCGCAAACTGCGTCGGCCGGCACAGCCTCAGACCCGGCAAAGATCGTCGTTCATTTCGTCAACGCACCGGCGGGAATGACGGCGAGCGTTAAGGGCCAGGACGCGGACCGCGTCACGCTGCGCATCGAACGGGCCATGCCAGGGATTCTGCCGTGAGCGATTGGACCGACCAGCTCCAGCCGGCGTCGTGGCGGGGCGTACCTTTCGGCGTCTTTGTCGCCGATGGCGTCGCCGGCCGCCGGGTCGCCCTGCATCAGTATCCGTTCCGCGACACGCCCTGGCCGGAAGATATCGGCCGCTCCGCCCGCCGGCCGGCCTTCACAGGCTTCCTGCTGGGGCCCGATGCGTTGGACCAGCTGCGCCAGATGATCGACGCGGCGGAACAGCCCGGGTCCGGCACGCTCGTTCATCCGATACTCGGCACGATGACGGTCTCGCTGGCAGAGCCGATGACGCACATCTCGCGCTGGGATGGCCAACAGGTTGTCGAGCTCGAGTTCAAGTTCATCGAGGCCGGTCTCCAAACCTATCCCGATGCCGCAAGCTCGACTTCGGATGCGACCAACAGCGCGGCTGACGATACAGATACCGCCGCATCGTCGGACTTCTCTGACCAGGTTGGCCCATGAGCGGACCGCTGGCGCTCGGATCGGCCGTCGTCGCCGAGGCGGTTTCCATCATCGGTGCGTGGTCGGATCAGGTCACCGCGCTGGTGCAGGATGCAACAAGCCTGGCGCATATGATCGGGTCGCTGACCGGCGGCAATTACGGACGATATTTCGCCGGCGCGCGAACCACGTCGACAGTGTCGCAGGCGCCGCAGACGATCCAGCAGTTGATCGGCATCGGTACCGCAGCCCGGGCGGAAACCGCAGCTGCAATTCTTGCCCTGAAAACGACGGTAGTCGCGCTGGGCGTGACGACGGCCGCCGATCTGGCCGCCGCGGCACAGGCGACTGTCGCCACGGTGCTGGCCGCGCTGCCCGATCCGCAAGATGCCGTCAGGCTGCTACAGGTTCTTGCGGGTTTCACGCCGACCGGTCCGACTGGAAGTGACGCCGTCGGCGTGGCGATCGGGATCATGCGCGATGCCTTGGGCGACATGCTGCGGCGTGCGGCCATCGCGGCGCTGGCCCGCGCTTCGGCGATTTATAATCCGTCCTCGTACAACGATGCGATGACGGTGATGACCTCGGTCGTCGGCGTGATCGACGATGAGATCACCGTCGCCGGGGATAAGGGTGACGACCGGACATATCGCGCGCTCCGCAGCCTGCGGATGAGTGTCGTCGCCGACCTGACGACACGCGGCGGCGACCTGGCGCAGCTCATGACGGTCACCGCCGCGATGCCCATTCCGTCGCTGGCTCTGGCTTATCGCCTCTATGGCGATGCGACCCGCGAGGCTGAAATCGTGGGCGACGCCAACCCACCGCACCCGGCCTTCATGCCGGTGTCATTCCAGGCGCTTGCGCGCTGATCCGCGAGCACGGGGCGACCATCGGGCTGCCCTTCTTCTTGTGGGGAGATCGAAATGACCGATGCTCCCTCTGATGAAATCGTCGTCACCGGCAAGCGGAAAAAGGGCGGCAACGAGGTTTCGATCAAAGCCAATGGCGTCGTCATCTCCGGCTGGACCTCTGTCCGCATCACGCGCGGTATCGAGATTTGCCCGAATTCCTTCGAGCTGACCCTGACCGAGAAATACCCAGGCGCGAGCGACGTCGTCGTCAAGGCAGGGACACCCTGCCAGGTGATGATCGGCGACAGTGTCGTCGTCACCGGCTATGTCGATCGCTTCAAGATCGCTATCGGGCCCGACAGCCACGAGCTGAGCATCCAGGGGCGGGGCAAATGCAGTGACCTGGTCGATTGCGACGCGGAGTGGCAAGGCAATCAGATCAGCGGTTCCTCGGCGCTGGGTATCGCCCAGAAGCTGGCATCGCCCTATGGCATACCGTCAGGCAGCCTGACCGTTTCGCTGGGCGACGCCGTCGTCGAGCCGCCGACCCCGATCCCGCAATTCAACTTCAGCCTCGGCGAAAAGGCCTGGGAGATCATCGAGAAGATTTGCCGCTACCGCGGACTTCTCGCCTACGAGAGGGCGGACGGTAATCTGGTGCTGGACCAAGTCGGGCTGCTCTCGGCGGCGAGCGGCTTCACCCAGGGCGTGAACGTCGAATCGGCCAACATGACGTTCTCGATGGACCAGCGTTATTCGATCTATCGCGTCTATCTCACGCCGATGTCGATCCTGGGTGAGGACGGCGCGCCGGAGGTTCCAGTCGCGACCGCCAAAGACCAGTTCGTTCCGCGCTATCGCGACCTGGATTTCATCTGTGAATCTGGTGCCGGCGGACAGGATATCAGCTCTCGCCGCGCGAAGTGGGAAATGGGCCGCCGGTTCGGCCGGTCCTTTGCGCTCAACCTGACGACCGACACCTGGCGGGATTCGGCGACGACGCTTTGGACCCCTAACACCAAGGTGTTGATCAATATCCCGGCGCTGAAGCTGGCCAACCAGACCTGGGTCATTTCGGAGGTCGTGTATCGGCGCGGCGACGACGGCACGCATGCCGATCTGGTGATCATGCCTGAATCGGCCTTCCAGCCAGAGCCGGTGCTGCTGCAGCCCAACTATCAGGCCGAAGTCAATCCGACCGGCGATACGAGTTCGACGTTCGGTCCGATGAGCGTTCCGCCATTCTCGAAGAGCTCCCTCTGATGTCGCACTCCTCGATCGAGCGGCTGTATCACCGCGTCCTGGCCGTCATCGGCCGCGGCAAGATCCAGCTGGTCAACGACACAGGCCCGATCCAGACGATGCAGATCGTCCTCAATCTGCGCGAGACGCTGGATGGCTGCCCGCGGCTCGCGGAATATGGGTTCAGTTCGTTTCCACAGGATGGCGCCAGTGCCGTCCTGGCCTTCATGGGCGGCGATCGTAACAACGGCGTCGTCATTGCTACCGGCGACACCCGCTATCGCGTCACGCTGCAAAAGGGCGAGTGCGTGATACATGACGATCAGCAGCAGGTCGTCCATATCGCGCACGGCGGGATCGTCGTCGATACTGGCCCGACCGGCAACCCGATCACGCTCAACACGTCGGGCTCGGTCAATATCAACGCCTCCGGCTCGGTCAATGTGAACGCGACCGGCAACGCGGTCATCGCGACCGGGGGCACCGTGCAGCTGGGCGCGGCCGGCGGCAAGAAGATCGCGCTCGACGGCGATCCGGTGGTCGGCGGCAAGGTCCAGGCATCATCCACCAAGGCGACCGGGACGTGAGCGATATCCTCGTCGTCTGGGACGTCCAGAACGCACGCGGCGACTGGGCGCTAAATGCGGCCGGCAACGACCTGGCGAAAGGTCCGTCGCTTTATGCCGCCGCCTATATCTCGACCTTCACGGATCGTCTCGCCGCGCCGGATGACATCATCCCGGACGGCACGACAAACCGGCGCGGCCATTGGACGGATACTGGCAGCGACTACCTGATCGGCTCGCGGATGTGGCTGCTGGATAGGTCGAAGCACACGAAGGCCGTCCTGCTGAAGGCGCGCGATTATCTGATCGAAGCCTATCAATGGATGATCGACGACGGGCTGATCGCCAAGGTGGACGTGGTGACCGAATGGACCCGGCCGAACATGCTCGGTGCCGCCGTCACCTTCTACCAGCGGGGCCAGCCGCCGGTTTCGCTCAATTATTCGTGGGCATGGGGAGAACTATCGTAAATGCCCTATGATCGGGACACGATTACCCAACTGCGCCAGAAGGCGCGTGCCGACATGGTATCGGCCGTCACCAACGGCAAGCAGTTGCCGCGATTCTCCATCCTAGGCGTCATGGCCGACGACGCCGCCGGCCTCGCCAATGAGCAGCTGGGCTATCTCGACTGGATCTCGAAGATGGCGGTGCCCTACACCGCTGAAGACGAATTCCTGATCGCCTGGGCCGCGCTGAAGAATGTCTTTCTCGACCCGGCGACACAGGCGATCTGTCCGTCCGTGCAGTGGCTGGGAATCAACGGGACGCCGCTTCCCGCGGGAACGCTGGTGACGCGCAGCGACGGTGTCGAATATACGACCACCGCCGATGGGATATGGAGCGGTAGCACCGTAACGGCGCCGATCCAGGCAGTCGCCGATCCGACCGGGCTCACCGGCGCGTTCGGCAACGCCCCCAGCGGGACGGTGCTGACCCTGGCGGCATCGATCCCCGGCATTCAAGCCGCCGGCGCGACGACGGCCGCGATCACCGGAGGGGCCGATCTCGAAACGCTGGATTCGCTCCGTACCCGGATGCTGCAGAAGTATCAGGCGCCGCCGCAGGGGGGCGCCATTGCCGACTATCTGGAATGGGCGCAAGCCGTGCCCGGGGTCACACGCGCTTGGGTCATGCCGCAAGGCCTCGGCAATGCCACGGTCATCGTCTATGTCATGTTCGACGAGACTGAGGCCGGCAATGGCGGTTTCCCGGTAGGTTCTAATGGCGTGGCGACGAACGAACCACGCGGCACGACAGCGACAGGCGATCAGCTCGCTGTGGCGAACGCCATCTTTCCGCTCCAGCCGATCGGGCCGATCGTCAGCGTCCGGAGCCCGGCGAACCAGGCACTGAACGTCACGACGACCGGCCTATCCGGCCTTTCGACCGCGGCGCAGGCGGCCGTGACGGCCGCCATCGCTGCCGCGATCGTCCGGACGGCCGCGGTGGCGGGCACCTATAATGCGGATGGCACCCCTAACACGGGAACGATCGACGTCGACGATCTCGAGGCGGCGATCCTGGCCACAGCCGGTGGCGTGCCGTTCCTGGTCACGTCACCGAGCGGCAACGTCACGCCGGCGGCGGGTGCACTGTGTACGCCCGGCACCGTCACCTTCTCGACGTAAGCCCGAGCCATGCCGAATCCGACTTTCACGGCGGACGATTTCGCGTCCGCCGCCCGAGGCCTGCTGCCGGACGGCAGAATATGGCCGAGCGAGCCTGGCACCATCCAGGCGTCGGTCCTAGAGGGCTTGGCGGGG